GGATAATGATTCCATCTTCGTCTCCCATTGCTTTAAATACTTTTAACACTTCTTCATCGGATGCTAATGTTAAGTCTAGAGGTGGCAGTTCAGGTAACTCTACGTCGTCTGTCTCGTCCTCAATATCAAGTTCCATACTATCTAACACATCTAAATCCATTTCAGGTTCATCACCTTCCATTTCATCATCAACATCGATAATATCAACTTCTTCTTCTTCTTCTTGCTCCTTAAGGTAATCGTCTTCGTTTAACGATTCTTTTACTAATTCTTGAATTTCTTCCTTCATAGTTGAAGAAAGTATTTCTTTTGCATTAGACTTCATAGTTTCTTCCAACTGTTCCGCCTCGAGCAACGCTTTTTCTAAAATTGATTCACTCACGTTTTTTTTATTTTTTTTAAAAAGTTTATTATCAAAAAGCCACAAGCATAAATGCGGTTTTATTATAAATATAATAGTATTGTAAAAAAACCCAATTTAAATGGCTTTAGTGATAGATTTATCTATTTAAGAAATTGTCCAACTTAGACATCATAGATAAAGATTTATTTAATTTTTGTTCTGGAGCTTTAGAAGATTCCAAAACTTCACCAGTTTCATCTACGCTATCTGGTGATTCTGTCTCTTGGAATAGGTAAGAGCCTGGTGTTGAGGGGGATGATACTAAGTCAAAACAAATTAACTCAAAGTCTTCTTGGACTTGGTTGTAGTCTCCGTTTTTTGTTAGTGAACCAACACCTCTAGAAGATATACCTAGAGTAACACCCTGTCTTAATAAATTAGCTGCTTGGTCACCAACACATGAAATAACCCCTTCTTTAATATATCCTGGTGATGTAAGTAGCTTAAGTTTACCAATTAATCTATTTCCATCCCACCAAGTTTCTGTGATTATATGAGAAGCTCTATCTAAGTCTATTAAAGATGATTCTGGATGATTAAGTTCAGATATCGCACCACCTTTTTTTATTACTTCTTGGTATCTTTCGTTTTCTCTTCTTAGTATTTGTTCTGGATATATTCTTCCGTTCCTGTTTGGGGTGTCGTATTTTTGTAAAATAGCTAACATATAAATCTCCCCACCGAAATCAGCATTTTTCATTTCTGAAATAATAGCTTTATTTTCGTCTGGTGATATGTACCCATCATGTTCTACTAAAATACCATGACCACTTTCTTTGGCTTCTAAAACTCTCATAAATTACTTTTATTATAAATATGATGCTATCTAAAAAAACCTTAGTGTTCTATTTTTTAGAACTATGAAATTTAAATATTTTTGATGTTAGGAAGGACTCTTCTATAACTTTATTGGTTATTTGGTGTATTGGTTCTGATAATTCTATAGATTTCATATCTATTTTTTGTTTTGGTTGTAGGAATAAGGTTATTTCACATCTAATAAAACTTCTTTTACCTTTTCTTATACCACTAGCTCGTAAATCTAAGTCTATTATAGATATATCTTTAAACATAGAACTTTTTATGTTACCATGTACCGTAGTCTTTATTCTACTTTTAAATTTTTTTACTCGTCTATTCCAGTTTTCATGGTCTTCATTTGGTTCTGCCCATGTTGATAGATTTATAAATAATGATTTTAGTGAACTAACATCTACAGTACCGTATGATGTCCTAAATAACTTTGAAACTTGTGTTTTTACTTCCCTTCCTTGTTTTAACATATTAAATATTTTGTATAATAAAATATAAAAAATGTAGAAACTTACTTCAAGTCCTCTAACAAGCCCCTAACCCTGATATAAGATTTTTTGCTGTTTTTTAATGACTTAATTTCGTTTTTTACTTGTACTAACTTTCCGGAAAGTGACTCATCTTGGGATTCTTTAATTAGGGAATTAATTCTATTTAAGGAAATATCTTTAATATTTTTAAATTCTGTTTCTAGTGTTTCCTCTGTCATAAGTAGAGTGTTTTTAAGAATTTCTTGTTCACCCTCTGAAAGTTGTTTACCATATACTTCACTGTAATTTTTACTTAATACGTGTGAAAGTATTTTAGGGTTATTAATTTTACTTATAACTTTTTTTCTTTCTGTTATTAGGTGAGTTGTTAGTTTTTGTTTTGCTTCTGTAACAACATCTAATTTAGTAACGTCTTGGTTAAAAACTACATCATCAATATTTTCATATATAGAATTTTTTCTTTCTATACAAAGTTCTTTTCTATCCTCTATTATTTTATCTAGTATTGGTTTTACTTTTTTTAATTCACCCTTTCTATCTTTTAGGTAATTAAATGCTTCATTAAGATATGATGTACTTTTTTCTTTATTTGTGATAGTTTTACTTTCTATTTCGTTATATAACGTAAAAAATTCTCTAAGAACTTTAGAGTATTTCATTGTACCCATTATAATCGACAGATTTTTTTTAAATTTATTACTATCTTTAAAAGAATTTTCTAATATAGAATCTATACTATTTTTGTAGTGTGAGAAGTTTTTCATAAAGTTACTTTTATAATAAATATACTTAATCCTTTAATAATGTGTCAACCTCATCATTAATACTATCAATATTATTTTTTGTTCTATTAAATAACTCATCTAAACCATCTTTAGATAACCCTCTACCTTCTAAAATTAAAGGTAGTTCAGAGTCAACATTAAAACCTTCAGCAGCCGCTACAGGGTCGGTTATCTCTTCACCAGCACCAGGAGCTTCAGTTTCTGAGTCACCCATATCAAAATTAGCGTCTTCTTCACTTCCCATATCTAATCCTGGTTCCTCACCTTCTGAATCAGTAGTATTTGTTACGGTCGGTGGTTCTCCATATAGTTTATCAACAGTATTAAATAACCCAGTCTTTTTAATTACATCACCCGTACTTTCTAATTCTGTAGATACTGCTTTTTCAAATCTTTGTTGTTGTAAGTCTAATTTAATTTCTTCATCACTCATACCTAAAATAAACTTTTTTGCCCATGTAGCTGAAACTGGTGCTATACCACTTCCTGGGTCACCCACAGCATCTTTATATAATGTTATTTTAGTTTGCCATTGTTCTAGTTTTAGTAGTTCTGATTGGGTTGATGGGTTAGTTAGACCTAAGGAAAAGTTTTCTAGTTCATCCTCGAACCCTAAAACATATAAATGAATTATAGCTATTTTATTTAACTCTTGGATGATAGCTTTCTGAATCCTATTTATGGTTCTTGCGAATCTAATATCTAAAAGAGCTAGATTTTTACCTTCACCCACCACCTCTTCAAAACCTAAAAACGCTTTTGGTATTCTAAGAGAAGCTAGTAATTTTTTTTGTATATATTCTATATCTGCAATTTCACTTAAATTTGTTGCTCCAGGTAAAGTTTCTATAGGACTTGGAGCTGCTTGGTCTCTTACTGGTATAAAATAATCTTGGTCCACAGCCATTTGATTCATTCTTAAGTCCACATTTCCATTTTGTGGGTCTACTACTGGGTCCCTTTTAAACTTATTGGCTACTTTATTAATATAAGCTTCGACATCTTTGTCATCCATATTACCAACAAAGACTTTAAAAACTCTTCTTTCTGGAGCTCTAGATGTTCTATATACTAACATAGCATCCTCAGCTAACAACAACTGTTTCCATATTCTTCTAGCTTTTTCCAACATAGAGGTGCCATAAGGTAATCTTCTATCATCACCTAAAAGTCTAAAATGTGCTATCTCCCAAGAATTAAATGTTAAATCTTTTTCTCTCCATTTAAATTCTACTTGGTGAGCTTTGGCATCACTATTATCCATTTGGTTTAAGTAACTATGACCTTCTGTTCTTTCCATTTCAATATTAGGTAGCTGGTTGCACCCTATAACTCCTTTTTCTGGGTCAATTTTTAAATAAACAAAATTATCTCCGTATTTACAAGCATTACGAATCCACATGATTAAATTTGTGTCAACGTCTAATATGTTATTAAATAAATCACCTAGAATTGACTTTATTCTAGTGGATTCAGACTGTATAGATAAAATGTAACCTTTTTCTGACGGGGTTGTGGATTCTTCTGCATATATATCCAAAGCAGCAGATATTTCCGGTGTAAACTCCATGGACTCATAGTCATAATAAGAAGCTAATCTAGTTGGTTCGTAATAAATAGATTTAGTATATAGTTCATTATCTATTTTTTGCCATTGACTTGATAGGTACATGGATTGTTGCATTTGCAACTTCTTCTCCTCATAGTCTTTTTTAGAATCAGTTTTTAGTATTTCTTGTGAACCAAGTTTAAATTTTTGGAATGTTGGTTCTTGAGCTGTAGGTCCAGCAGGACCAAATAATTTTCCTAGTCTTTGATATATTGTTAAGTTTTCTGCCATATTGTTTAATAATACTGATTATTTTATAAATAGTAAATCATTTACTATCGGATTTTACCGAATAGCCAAGCGTTCTGTTTATATTGTTCTTTAATGTCTGAAGGTGTATTACCTGGTAATCCAAACATAGGTTTATTCTGTTGAGGTTTTCTATAGTCAGGTTCTTCGTTAGTAGAATTACTACTATTAATCCAACCGTCTAACATTGCTTTTGTCATACTGTCAGCTTTATGTAATTGACTAAAAGAGTTTTCACCAACATACAATGCCATGGCTATTGCCATAATTAAATCATCATGTTTACCTTTCATGTGATTTGGTTTTCCGTTTATATAGACAAATGTATACATCTCATTTAACAACCTTTTAGACCTTATTACAAATTTATGTCTAAGAGCCTCCTCAAAGGCTGCTATTATCTGAGTTCTTTTATTATTAAAGGCTAATCCAGGTGTTTTAGTACCTTCGTTTGGGTTATACTTCCATTTATCTGCCGTATTCATACCCTCCACATATAAATCTTTATATCCTAATTCTTGTAATTTTCTAGATGTCGCTACACCCATACCCCCTGTTATATCAGTAACTACATAGGCATTATACATACTTCCCCATTTATACACTATATCAGCGGCTAAATCTGGTGGAATTTTACCTAGATATTCAGCTACTTGACATCTAGAGTCAAAATCTATAATTATTATAGATGTAAAATCTTCCGAATCACCCCTACTTACATCACACCCCAGAATATAACGATGACCCTCTATTGGCTTTTCCCAAATCCACATTTGGTTACCCACAAACATTTCTTCAGGGTCCCTAATATCTTCATGTTTTATTTTTTCAATAGTTTCTACAGGTATAACGTTATCCCCCGAACCTAAAAAAGCACTTTCTAACTCTTGTGATATTTTTCTTCTATCATACTTAAGTTTTTTAACCATACTCTCAAACCAAGAAGAACAAGGTTTATAACCATCCCTAGATAATTCTTCAAATTTACTTAATTCTTTTTCATATAAAAACCCATCTTCATCATAATCCTCCCTATTTAATAAAAAATGTACAATATCTTTAGTCTTAACCCAAAAAATATCTTTTGTAAATCTGGGGTCGTTTTGCCAATGAAGTTCTGAAATATGAAAACTATTTAAACCTTTTATAGATTGTTCGTATATTTCATAATAAATCTTATCGTACCCATTTGGTGTTGATATTACTATTACTTTACCTCCTGTAGATAATGATGCCATACATGCAGCCCAAAAATCGTCTCCCGCTTCTATGTATGCGGCCTCGTCAAATATTAATGTTGTTGGTGTAAACCCTCTAAGTGCATCTACGGAAGTAGCCACAGCTTTTACTTCACTACCATTATTTAATTTAAAATGCTTTTGTGAATCTTTTTCTTTTGAGAACCCAACGTTAATCCAATCAGGCCACTGATTTATAAAACCTCTAACTTTATTAGCGAATTCTGACGCGGTGTCCAGTTTGTTCGCAATTATAAGAATTTTTTCTGGTTTATTTTTAGAAGCGAATTGTAATTTTTTTGATACCCAAGCTGCAGTTGCTGTGGAAACACCCGCCTGTCTATACTTTTTTGTGATGTTATCGTTATATACCTCAAAATTCCTTAACATCATCTTTTGTTCTGGAAACAAAATAAATGGTACGTACTTAGATTGGGTATTGTCGTAAGTTTCTAAATAGGTTTCAATAGCGTAATTTGTGTCTTGTAAGCACCTAGCATAGTCCTTTATTAAATCTTCTTTATTCATACGCTATAAATATCGGAAAAATATTAACCTTTTACAAGTTATATAAAAAGTCTTTTTCTGCTTTTGTTAAAGAGCCCATTCCACTCTTATTAATCTTGTCTAGAATTGTGTCCATATCTAGTTCTGGTTCTGTTTGAGTTGTAGTGTCGTCTGATGTGTCTGGTGTTTGGGTTATTTCACCACTAGCGTCTTCGTAATCTTCTTGCTTTAATTGGTTTACTATGCCGTCAATCATTTTCTTAACTTGGTTTTTACCTTCCTGACTACCCGATAGTATTTCTTTAGCTAATTTAAGGAATTCTTCAGCTTCTAAACTTACAAATTTAAAATAAAAATAATTTTTAATTCTTTTTTGTTCATCAGTGTTAAAAAAGTCTTCTGGATATACCTCTAAAAATTTTTCCCAAATTACTGGTCCTAATCGTAAATCCCAAATTTCAGCTGGTAAAGTATCCTCCATACCAATTACTTCTTGAGCCATGTCTGGGTCAGATG